ATGCGTGAAGACATGAGGAAGGCTGCATGAATTTCTACACGTACCAGGGTGAGGCCCGGAAGACCGCCATCTACCCGGACGACATGGCCGTTCTCTACCCGACTCTTGGCGTGGTCGGTGAAGCTGGAGAAATCGCCGACCTCGTGAAGAAGGCCATCCGCGACGACGGCGGCGCCTTCACGCCCGATCGCGACGCGCGCATCCGCAAGGAGATCGGCGACGTGCTGTGGTATCTCGCCAACCTGGCCACGGACAAGGGCTGGAGCCTCGACCAGATCGCCGAGGAGAATCTGGCCAAGCTCGCGTCGCGGCAGGCGCGCGGCGTCCTCGGAGGCAGCGGAGACGACCGATGACCCGCGTCCCCCAGGACGAGCGCACCACCTCGCAGGAGGACATCCCGCTGGATCGCCTGGAGCGTGCCGCACGCGCCCTCTACGACGCCGATCCGCACAGCCGCTGGCCCCGCCGGTGGGGCTGGACGGAGATGCCCGAGGCCAAGAAGGACCTCTACCGGCAGATGGCCCTTGCGGCCCTGAATTCGTGAGGACGAAGGCGATGATTCTCGACGAGATGTTCCTCCGCGCCCGGTGGCGCGTCGGTCGGAAGGTCGGCCGCACGATCTACGCCCAGGTGCAGGACGAGCCGAGCGACAACGACCGTCTCATCGGCCTCATGGATTCCGTCGCCATCGCCGAAGGCGTCTGCGAGGCCCACAACGCGAAGCTCGACTGGCAGCCCCCGGAGGAGCCTCTGAAGGAGGCCACCGCCGAGGTCCGTCGGATTCTGCTGGACGACATGTGCATGGACCACCTCGCCGTGGACGACGGCAACGACGAGGAGATCGCCCGCCGCGTCCTCCTCGCAGCGGGGGTGAAGGCGTGAGCAAGCGCTTCTGGAAGACCGCCGCGATCGTGCAGTTCATCGCGATTGCCTACTTCGTCGCCTACAACGCCTACTGGGCGTGGCAGGAAGACCATCAGACGTGAATCTCGATGACTTCGAGGTCTTCGAGTGCCGCCACGAGAAGCGGTATCAGCAGCTCGTGCCGGGCGCGACGTTCTCCATGCACGTCTGCCCTGAGTGCGATAGCCAATGGGTCGCCGGAGTCGGCCAGTGGGTCATGCCGAATCCATCGTTCGTCCTTGTGAAGAAAATCGCGACGGGAGACGAATGACGGTCTACGACCGCAAGACGGTGCTGTCCATGAAGCTGCGGAGCCAGATCGCGCTGCGCAAGGTCACGCGCGGCGAGTTCTTCACGCGCCTCCAGATCGTGCGCTCCCTGGAGCCGATCATCCAGAAGACCTTCAAGGAGGTCGAGGAGGACCGCTGGCGGAATCAGGCCGACAACGAGCCGCACGGCCACCCGTGGCACGTCTCCTTCCACGCCTCGCAGTTCCCCGGTGACGATCCGCAGGCGTGCCCCCGACAGGCCCTCTACCGCATGATGTACTTCCCGGAATCCGAGCCGACCTCGCGCCGCCTCCGCACGCTGGCTGCGATCGGCAAGGCGATGGAGGTCGAGCTGGTCAGGACGTGGCACGAGGCCGGAATTCTGCTCTCGGCCTCTCCGGACGCCGAGATCCAGACGGGCTTCGAGCTGCCCTCAGCGTGGTTCACCGGCTCTGTGGACGCCATCATCAAGCCCCGGACGTGGAACAAGCCGGTCCCCGTCGAGATCAAGACGAAGGACCGCGACACGATCGACCGGATGACCTGCGGCGCCCAAGGCCCCGACATCAACCACGTCTTTCAGCTCAAAGTCCAGCTCGCCTTCGTGCGCATGTTCCAGCCCGACATGTGGCCCGGTCTCGACCCCGTGACGCACGGCTACATCTACTACATGAGCCGGGGTGACAAGAAGGGCGAGCGGGACGTGGTGACGGCCGAATTCCGAGTCGATCTCGACGAGAAGTTCTTCGAGATCGGCGTCGATCGGCTGAAGCAATGGCGGGCCTGGTTCGAGGAGGGCTACCTGCCCGAGCTGAATCCCGGCAAGCGCGACTCGAAATTCGGACACCCGAACGGATGGCGCTGGTCGAAGCTCCCCTGCGCGTGGTGCCCGTTCAAGAAGACCTGCCAGCTCGATTTCCAGGCGAGCGAGACCGACCTCACGCAGTCCGTGGGCGTCAACCGGGCGAAGCTCATCCGCCCCGAGTACGACCCCGCCGCAGCGCGCGAGCGTGTCTTCAAGCGCTGGGCCGGTGACAGGCAGATGCGCTAAGATCCCACGACTGTGTTCCTGACGCATCGCCAGGAGCGCGACGTTCTTCAGGTCGCCCGACAACACGGCATCGAGGGGAATCCAGAGCAACTTGTAGTAGACGCTTTTCAGGCGATCATGCAGGGCCAAGCTGAAGAGGTTGCGTACAGCGTGACTGAGGCGGCCGGAGCCAGATGGTTGACCGCTGAGATTTGGTACAAGGAGGAACAAGAAGTGAACGCAGACCTGGCCAGGGAAATTCTCACCCAGGCACAGAACGACAAGTCCTACGAGGACCCGATTCCCGAGGACGACGCGAAGGCGATCGAAGAGGCGAACGCGCTCGTCGAGATGGCCGAGACCGCGTGGAAGAACCAGATGCGCGGACCCCAGGTCGAGGCCCTGTTGCGCCTCGCGCACGGGGACATTCCCCAGAACGGGGACACGCCGCCCAAGAGCGAGGAGCCGACGGACGAGTCTCCCGCGCCGGAGCCGCCCGCTCCGCCCACGCCTCCGCCGCCCGGCCCCGAGCCGGAGGACACGCCGCAGGACACCGGCACCGACCCCGACCTCGCGAACACCGAGCCGTGGGACGGCTACAAGTCCGACAACGTGCCCGACATCATCAACGGGATCGACTACTTCGTCTCCGAGGAGGAGGACCCGCGCGGAATCCTCGGTCACGTCTGGGCCTTCGAGACGGCCCACAAGAACCGCGTCCGGATCATCGCCCACCTGGAGAAGCAGGCCGAGGGCCTGGGTCCGAAGGAGGACGCGCCGGAATCCGAGACTCCCTCCGATCCGCAGCCGGAATCCGAGACTCCGCCGGAGGAGCCGACGCCCGAGGAGCCTCAGCCCGAGGAGTCCCCCGAGGCTCCCGAGGAGGAGGAGACGCCCGCGCCGGTCGAGACCGAGGAGCCGCCCGCAGAGGAGCCTCCGGCCGAGCCTGCGCCCGAGGAGCCGAAGCCCGAGCCGAAGCTCCAGCACCGGGAGGAGATTCCCGAGGGCGACGACGTGGACGCGGAGCTGGTCAAGCTCGTCGAGGACGAACTGCGTCGCCAGACGCTCACGTTCCCCGAGCCGCCCGGCGAGGAGATTCCGAAGGTCCCGTGGGACCTGACGAGGGTCACGGGCCAGGAGCTTCAGCGCCTGCACTCGTTCTACTCGAACCTCGCCTACTACAAGAACTTCCAGCTCCAGCGGGAGGAGCGGCTGGCGCTCCACTACAAGCTCCAGGCCGACGAGATCGCCCGCGAACTGCTCGTGACCGTCGCGAAATACGACGAGAAGGGCAAGGAGAAGAAGGTCACGGTCCTGGAGGCCGAGATCGAGTCCACCGACGGCGTGAAGCGCCATCGGCGCCGCGCCCGCCTGCACGACGCCTACGCCACGGCGGCCCGGCAGGAGCGCGACGGCTACACGCGCATCGTGGAGATGCTGTCCCGTCAGCACACGATGCGGAACGACGAATGGCAGCGCTCCGGGGAGAAGAAGGCGTGAATCTCGACGACAAGATGACCCACGGGCGCCGGGGCCTCGCCTCCGGCCCCGTGGAGGACGAGGTGACGATGAAGCAGGCCGTCACCCAGGGCGGCCCCAGTGTCGGCAAGGGCATCCTCGTCCTGATCCTGCTCGCCGCCTTTCTCGCAGCGGTCCTGCCCGTGACGCTCCACGCTCTGCTGGCGGTCGCCGTGTGGAGTTGGAATCTCATCGGCTGATTCTGGGAAGTAGAGCGTCGGGGACGTAACGATGGCCGAGGTGATCCTGTACGCGGTCCTGGGTCTGTGCATCCTCATGTCCCTCGCAGGCCCAGGAACCCGCGACAGATGATCGAACTGACAGTCACCGGAAAGCCAGAGGGAAAAGGCCGCCCGCGTCTTGGCGCAGGCGGTAGGGTGTTCACCCCGCGCACGACGAGCGTCGCGGAGCGAGAAATTCGGGCGGCCTGGGAGGGTGTCGGCGAACCACGTTTGGCCGACGGCCCGATCGAAATAGAAGTCCTCCTCGTAGTAGAGCGTCCGCTAGGGCACTTCAATACGAAGGGGGAACTGAACAAAAAGGGCCGCGAGATGCCCTTCCCGCATAACAAGAAGCCGGACGTGGACAACGCGATCAAACTTGTGATGGACGCCCTGAATACTCGGGCCTATCGCGATGACGTTCAGGTCTGTAAGGCGGCTGTGATGCGCGAATGGGGCGACGTGGCACACACTCGAATCAGACTCAACGAGCTGAATGTCACCAGAGAGAGCTGACCTTCTTCAACGCATTGACAAGGCCATTCCGGAATTTCTCACCCCGATCAACGAGGGTGGGCTGACGCAGGCTCAGGTCTGTGAGAAGTACCGGATTTCCCTCCCCACGCTCCGGCGCCACCTGCGGAAGCGTGGACTCGAACTCTCGGCGATGGAGCGAGCCATCCGCCGGTCTCGTGGAGGGCAGGTCAAGAACGTCGTCGAGCGGTCCAAGTGCGTTCCGGGCTGCACCTGCCCGAAGCACAAGAACCGCCCGGTCATGGGCAGGCGCCTGTGCACGTACCCGAACCATGCGGGTCCGCGCTGGCTGCCGCTCTCGTACTTCCACGCGCGTGAGCGCCTGGAGGACGGAACGCCGACCGTCTGGCAGTCGTGGTGCACGACGTGCATGCGGATCGACCAGCGAATCCGGCTCGGCGTCAAGAAGCGCGGGAGGCCCTACGAGGCCCGCAAGCCCGCCATGACGCCCGATCAGGTGCGCGCCCGGCGCCGCGAGCGCTACCACGCCCTCATGGCCAACCCCGACTGGCACGAGCGCCGCAAGGAGTACGAGCGCATCTGGCAGGAGGGCTGGCGTCGCAGGCAGGGAATCCAGCCCCGCACGGCGATGATCGAGAAGCGCAAGATCGGCGGGCTGAAGGCCGACCCTTCGCTCGAAATCATGCCCTTCCAGGAGTGGATCGAGGAGCGGGCCTCGTTCTACGCTGCTGAGTACGAGGTGATCGCTGCTGACGGTCAGGTCGCCGGGCTGACTCACCTGGCCCAGGCGTGTGAGATTCCGCCCCGGACTCTGCGTCGATTCCTCGACGGCCGAGAGGTGGACAAGAACGGCAACGAGCGGCAGATCACCCACGTTCCTCTCGGAACCGTGGACAAGTGCCTGACGAACGAAGGCACCACGTTCCTCTGGGAGATCTACGACAACCTGCCGGACGAATTGGAAAAAGCCGCGTAGCGGGTATTCTCAGCTCGTGGCCACTCGCGAGCGACCGCCGAAGCAGAAGAAGCAGAAGCGCGAGATGACGCCCGAGGCTCGGGAACGTCTCTCGCGCCTCGCCAAGGAACGACACGCCCGAGGAGAATTCGGCGGCTCCAAGTTCGGGAAGCTGGGCGGTCGCCCCCGCAAGGACCGGGCTGCCGCCCGAGTCGCCGAGGCCGCCCAGGCCGACGCCACGGCCCGGCGGATCATCGAGGTCTTCAACGACGCGATCGACCCCTCGCAGCCGATGTCGATCCGCCTGAAGGCCGCCTCTGCCTGGCTCGATGTCGAGCGCCAGGAGGCGAACCTGGCCCTCCAGGAGGCCGACGCCGAGGCGAAGCATCACAATCGCGAGGAGCTGATCGCGATTCTGAGCAAGAAGCTCACGCAGGGGCCGACGGCGCACATCCTGCGCCAGGCGATCGAGGCCGAGACCGGAATCACGGATGCGGTCGTCGTCGAATCCGAGGCCGAGGTCGTCGAGGGCCAGGCCGCGTGACGCACGAAGACGGCAGGCACATCGGCGAGATCGCCATGAACGCCATCGCGTTTGCGGAGGAAGATCACCCCGACTGCGAACTGCTCACGGTCACGGTCACGCTCATCGTGCGCGACCAGAAGAAGCGCATCCAGATCGTTCACGCGGACGGGACATGACGCAGATTCCGTCCGACACTGAGGGCATGCTGACCCTCCTCGAAAAGCTCTCCGACGAAGAGCTGGCCGAGATGCTGGACGCCCACACCCAGTTGGAGGCCCGCCTCCGGGAGATGGGTCCTCAGACGGACGACGAGCTGCATGAATGGCTGAAGTTCGAGCTGGGAATCGACATCCCACGTACCGCCGTCTGCGAAGGACACAGCGCACCATTCGACTTTCTCGCGGATCTCTACTTCGAGCGGACCGAAGCGGCCCTGGGGGTCGCGAATCGCGGCGGCGCCAAGACTTTTCTCGTCGCCGTGCTGCACTGGCTCAACTCTCGCTTCAAGCCCGGCTGCGAGTCCTGCACGTTCGGCGCTACTGAGGCTCAGTCGTTGCGCGCCTACGCGCACCTGAAGAACTGGATCTACGACGACGAGAAGACGCGGAAGTCGGGCAAGGCCGTCCTGAAGCCCGAGATCACCACGTCCCTCATGCGCGAGACCGTCTTCGCGAACGGCTCCCGCGTCGAGGTGCTGCCGGGCACGCCCCAGGCCGTGAACGGCCCCCACCCGCAGAAGGCCCACGCCGACGAGATCGAGCTGATGGACGACGGGACCTGGCGAGAGTCCCGGAATATGACGGTCAGCGGCAAGACGAAGACCGGCATGGTCATCATCCCGCAGGACATCGCCACCTCGACCCGCAAGGGTCCGTCCGGCCGCGTCCAGCAGCTCATCGACGAGATCACGAAATCCGTCGCCGAGGGCTACAAGCCGCCGCGCCAGCTCTACATCTGGTGCATCAAGGAGACCGCCGCGCAGGTCCCGAACTGCCAGGTCGCGAATCCTCAGCTCGGCGACGAGCAGAAGTGCGGCTGCCACAGAATCCGCAAGGGCGAGTGGGAGGACGGTTCACCTCGTCTCCTCAGCCAGGTCTGCGGCGGCGACTTCCATCGCTCGCGCGGCTGGCAGCCCTACGGCGACATCGTGAAGCAGTTCACCGAGAACGATCGCGAGACGTTCGAGGTCCAGCAGCTCTGCTCGAAGCCGGAGATGCGCTTCCACTACATCCCGACGTGGCGGGAGGAGAAGCATTGCATCCGGAATTTCGAGGTGGACCCCGACAACGGCCCGATCTTCATGTCGGTGGACTGGGGCGGCACGAACCCCCACGCGGTCAACTGGTACCAGCTCCTGCGCGAGGAGCTGGAGGTCGAGATGTGGTACCAGCCCGACCCCGAGAATCCCGTCACGACGAGAATTCTCGAAGGCACGATCGTGTGCTTCGACGAGATCTACATCGCCGACATCGGCAACGACAAGCTGGGCGATCTCGTCGAGGAGCGCGAGAAGCGCTACAAGGACCGCCACGGGAATTTCCGCGTCTTCGAGCGCTTCGCCGACCCCCAGGGCAAGGCCGCCCGGATGGACTGGAAGGCTCGCGGGCTGCGAACTTCGTGGCATACGACCCGCGAATTCGAGGAACACATCAAGCTCGTCCGGGACATCTTCGACGACGACCTCTTCCGCGTGGCCGGGGACAAGTGCCCGATGTTCGTGGCCGAGGCGAAGGAGTGGCGCGCGGACCCCAAGAACGGGAACCAGATCGACGAGTTCAACCATTGCATGTCGAATTTCCGCTACGCGCTGGCCAACATCAAGAAGGTCCGGAACAAGGCGATCGGCGCCATGCGGCTGCCGTCGGCGACCTCGATCCCCCGGCAGGCGCGCGTGACGAGTACGTCCACCCGCAGAGGGCCGATAGGGTTCCGGGGGAATCAGGAGGACCAGTTCGCCAACTGGCGGAAGTCCCTTGGAGAGCCTGTGACGCGACCCCGGCCGCGATGAGGAATCGATAGATGGCGACGACAGTCACCCGTACCAGCGGCAACGGAGTGCCGGAAGGCACCGTCACGCCCGAAGAGGCCGCTGCGATCCGATCGTCTGTCGCCGGGAAGGAGGTCGCTCCTTCCTCGCGGCAGCAGTCGATGCTGTTCGACAACTGGCGGGACGCGGCCGACCGGCTCGGCTCCCCGTTCGAGGTCGAGCGGATTCCGATCTCCAAGCTCCGCGCCATGCGCCGAGACCCCATGCTGGGCTTCGGGCTGAGCTTCATCAAGATCCCCCACGTCCGCGCCCGGTGGTACGTCAACGCCAAGGACACGAAGGGGCCGAACGCCCAGATCGCGGCCCACCTCGACCACGACCTGCGCCTCATCTGGACGACGTACACGCTCCAGTTCCTCAACGCCATCGACTTCGGATTTCAGGCGATGGCCAAGCGCTTCGAGCTGCGCACGCCGACGGGCACGTACATCGAGACGAATCCGGACACCGGCGAGCAGGAGGAGAAGCCGATCTGGTCGCAGGGCAACGTCCAGCCGATCGCCTGGAAGCCCTTCGTCGCCCTGCCGCCCGAGGTCGTCGAGCCGAACTGGAATCCGGACGGCTCCTTCAACGGCTTCAACGTCAAGCCCTCCGGCGGCTCCGGCTCCGGGTCCTCCTCCGGCAGCGGTGGCTCCGGCGGCAACAACAAGGACCAGAGCTACGACATCGACGTGTACCACGCGCTGTGGGCCACGAACGAGAAGGACGCGAATTTCGGGTCGATCTTCGGCTACCCCCGGCTCGGCTACGCCTACCGCTACTGGTGGAGCTACTGGTTCCGCTGGGCCATCGCCGACCGCGCCTTCGAGAAGAAGGCCGACCCGTCGATCATCGTCCGCCACCCCGAGGGCCAGTTCACGAATCCGGACACGGGCGAGACGATGGACTACGGCGACTACGCCCTGCTCATGGGCGAGCGCATGCGGTCCGGCGGCGTCATCGCGCTGCCCTCGGACGTGTACGAGGACGCGAACGGGCGCGGCACGACGCCCCAGTGGGACATCGGCTTCACGAAGGACGCCACGGATTTCGAGCCGTTCGACAAGAGCTTCGACTACATCGACGTGCAGAAGCTGCGCTCGCTGTTCATCCCCGAGCAGGCGTTCCTCGAAGGCAAGGGCGGCACCAGCTCGCGCAACGTGGCCGCCGAGCTGGGGTCGAGCTTCACGGAATCCCAGGCCGTCCTCTCGGCGCAGCACGTCGAACACGTCAACCGCTACATGATCCCCCAGTGGCTCGCCGTCAACTACCCGGAGTTCATCGCTGCGGGCGGCATGGCCGAGGTCATCATGCAGGGCTTCGCCGACGAGGACGTGGAGTTCACCAACCAGGTGATCCAGCTCATCGGCCAGCAGGAGGCCGGGGCCTCCGAAATCTCCAAGCTCGTCGATCTGAAGCAGCTCCTGGAGAATCGCGGCACCCCGATCGCCTCCTTCGCCGAGCAGGTGCGCCGCAAGGCTGAGCAGGACGCCCTCGCGCAGCAGCAGGCGCCGCTCACGACCCCGACCCCCGGCTCCGTCGGCGTCGTCCCCAACGCCCAGGGGTTCTCGACCTACATCAACCCGCGCGAGGTCATCTACCTCTCCGAGACGGGCACCGGATTCATCGACAAGCTGCCCTCGACGGTCCACTACGAGGACACAGCGATCAAGGGATTCTCCCGGCGTCTGTGGAACGTCTACCGCGACCTGTACCGCGACGAGTTCTCCGTCCTCATCGGCGAGATCGAGAGCGGCGCCGACCCGATCGAGTTCTCGGATTCCGAGGATGTCGAGCTGGCCGACTGGGTGGAACGGGCCAAGGAGATCATCCGGCCCGCGACCGCCTCGAAGCTGTGGCCGCAGGCCCTCCAGCTCTCGGAGAATCTGATGGGCAAGATCATGCGCCGCGCCTCGCGCGTGGAGAAGTCCCGCTCGCGCATGCGTGGCCCGGCCGTCGATCAGCAGCGCTTCGACGACTGGCTCTCGAACCACCTGCCCAGCGTCGCAGCCAAGGTCGCCGAGACCTCACGCCAGGAGATCGGAATCTTCCTGGCCAACCAGCTCCGCGAGGGCGTCACCGACCGCAAGGAGCTGGCCAAGGCGGCCCGAGCGCACTTCGACGACTTCCCCGAGTGGAAGACGGACCGCCTCGTGCGGACCGAGGTGCGCGATGTCTACAACGCGGCCACCCTGATCCTCGCCGACACGGTGGGCGCTCAGGTGCAGGCCACGGATGCGATGGGAGCGGATTCCGATCCCGACTGCATCGAGCGCGACGGGAAGATCTTCTCCGTCGGCGACGCGATGAAGGAGGAGGAGCATCCGAACGGCACCCTGGGATGGAAGGTCATCCCCGTGAAGCTCTCGATCGAATACGGCGCCGAGCTGGAGGAAGACCAGCAGGCGAATTTCGACCCCGACGCTTCGCTGATTCAGTTCTCCGACGAGATCACCCCGGCTCGTCAGCGGGAATACCTGAAGGCGATCGTCGATCACGTCATCGCGCAACAGGAGGACACGGAGGATGGGGTGGTACTGCACGGACTGCGGGATGAGTAGCCAGACAGGGCAGCTCCATCAGCACGAGTGCCAGCATGACATTCTGGTCGCGCACCAGACCGAGCAGTTCGAGTGCCAGTGGACGACCTTCCTCGCCTCGAAGGAAGGTCGGTTCGCCAAGTTCATCGCCGATAGAGAGGGAACCAAATGACCTCTGATCTCCAGCAGCTCGCCAGAACCCGAGTCCAGAATTCCTCCCTCGTCGCCATGCACGGCGAGGTCGAGAAGGCCGTCATCGGCATGCAGGGGGCGACCATCTACGCGCTCCTGGACATCGCCAACGCCCTGCGCGAGCAGATGCCGGACGAGA